ACGATCTGCGTTTTTAGGTTTGATAACAACGATCACTTTACCGTATTCTGGTGGATCTGCTTCCTCACCACCAAAAGCAACGATAGATTGGACGTTAGGATAGATCTGAGGAATGATTGCCTCGTAATCCTTAGTCGTTACTGCTCTACCGAAGCTAGAATAGAACTTAGGGGCAGAATACTTGATACTATCAATCGTTTCTGGACTAGCACCACCATCAGGAGGTGTATCTAGTGTCAAAGTAATGCCAGAAGTGATTGGGGCGTTCCTAGAGTCCTTTACAGTGCCCGCAAAAGAGAAACCAGACAGTCCGTTAGGCTCAGCACCTATGGAAGTGGGGTAAGTGACTTCTATTACGTCACCATTGACCAATGCTTCACCTAGTACACCGTCACCGAAGATCAATTCTGGTTTTTTGCTCTCTGCTTCCTCTAAGAAGAAGATTTTACTAATATTGTTTACTGCTGTTATGTCTGTTGCTTCCAAATATGCATCAGTGATAGTTCCACGAGTAACTTCAACAGTCATAGACGAAGTATCGGCATTCAAGTTGCCTAATATGAATCTTTGTCTCTCTGAATCTGTTTTTACAAAAGTATCAGTGATGAATATTCCTTCATATGCTAATACACCAGTGAATGTAGCTTTACCATCAAGTGTATTAACAGATACGATCAAATCTTTGGGTATGGAGAAGATAAAGTTCTTCCCACCGTCTCCAACAAACGATACAAACACTCCTTTGTTGATTTGTACTGATTCTGGGTATCCTCTACCATTGGCACCCGTTCCATATATCGTCTGTACGACCACTGTAAAGGTCGCACGGGCACTTCTAGCACTCCTTGGGGTATATCCTATCAGTTTAGCTAACTTTACTACGTTTTCTCTTAGGATAGCAGTGTCAAGGTAGTTCTCATTGATCGCTAGGTTAGCGTTCACTGCTGAGTAGTAAGTATTATAGGCAAGTACGTCTAATAAGGTTGACAGAGAGGATCCCTCAAAGTCATAGTCGCTAAATTCGGACTGTCCTTTTAGATATGCCTTTAGTTGTGACTTTATCTCGTTAAATTCTAACGAGTTGACTTGAGTTAGTGCCATTACCTCTTCAGTATAACTTCTAAGTTGTCTATCACGTTAGGTAGACCTGTGATCAGGTAATATATCTCAACTTGTAGGTCATTATCTCTTTCAGTAAAAGTAGCATCCACTCTATAGCACACCACACGTGGTTCATATAGGTTGATGATGTTTTTTATCTGATCTTCTATTGACGCAGAGTCGCCCCCTACGAAATTCTCAAATAGTGCTCCTGTTATGTTGCCACCATAGTTCGGCAAGAATGGTTTCTCATAAAAGTTGTATCGAACTATGTTCTTTACAGCTTCTTTGATAGCGATCTCGTTCTTTAAAGTATTAACGTCTTTGGTTATTGGATTTCGTCTAAATGATAAGTCAAAATCCTTAAACGCCCGACTGGGTAGAGCACCCGAATTGGTCATTCAACAAGTTATATTGCCTCAATGTTTATTTAGACACGTTTTCAAAGGGTTTTCGTTTCTTTCCTTGTCTATCACTACGTGGATCTGTTATTAGATATCGACAGTACTCATTTCCATGGTCGTAGAAGTGATCTGACATATCTACGGGCACGTTTGCGTTTCTTTTTCCATCTACAATTCTATTTGCCTTGGCCACGATACTTTTTCCTTGCCTTGTTTCGAGCAGTGGCACTATACTTCGTATGTTGTCCACGACCCTGTGATGTTTTCTTTGGTTTCGATTCAATACTGTTTCCAGTATTCCATGTTGCTGCCATAATTAATTTGCGAATACGTTTTCTGATCCTTCTGCTACTGCTGTGCATGTAGCATCACCTACTCTACCACATCCTTTGCCATTTACAAATACGGTTGTACTTCCTGTAGCTATTGGTGCTGAATGACCAGGACATGTACTACCACCAGGTAATAGGTGTCCTGTATTGTTATCTCCCTGACGAGAAATAGCAATACCGTTAGCAAAGACGTTAGGTGAGCACCCTAATCTGGTCATACCAGAACAGTGTGGCACATCAGCGTCCCCTTTACGAGTAACAGCGGGCATTTTAGTGTAATTCTCTCTCTTGCAACTTATATAGGTGGTCTGTAAACCGATTCATCCTCGCATGCTCTTCTATAGTATGGGGTGATTCGGGGTATTTCGGTAAAAACTTGATCAGATGGTCAAATTTTTCGGGAATATCTGCTATCCTCGTATAATTTTCTAATTTTTGACCATTTCTGATCGTAAATTCTCCTTCGAGACTTAAAAATTCTGCTTCCATAGGATTTTCGCCCTACTTTTCAATAATATTTATTCTATACGTTGCGAAGCAACGCGGTTTTTGGGGGTTTCAGTACGAAACGTCGCTAATTGTGTGGTTATCGTCTTCGTCAATCGTAATTTCGACGTAATTTAACTCAGTATTGTACACCCACATGAGTTTTCCCCAAGTATCTTGGAACTCATCCTCTGGTAATGCCCTCATAATACATCTATCTTCCCAATAAATGTGATAAATCTTAGATTCGGTTAAGTTTTTCGTCATGTTCGAGCACTACGTCTACTAATTTTTCATAATTTTCCTTATTTGGTCGCTTCATTAGAAGCTCCATGCTGTTAAGGCGGGTCTCAAGTGCCTCAATTTGTGATTTGAGGGCATAGAGACAGTCAGAAATCTCTTGTTGAGTCATTCTTCGATGTCAAAACTCCAATTTATAAGTTTAATATAGTCAAAAGTATCATGAATGTCCTTGTCACAGTCTTTTTCATACTTACGATCAGTCAAAAATGTCCTGAGAGACACTATAGATTCAAATTTTCCTTGATGAACCTGTTTTTCGTCGTAAAGATTATACTTCATTGGGTGGAGTTGTGTTGATCTGATCTAATTATAACACATAAAATGTGGAAATCAACATATATTCATAATTTCTTTAGGATTGCTTAAGGTTACTGGGTCTGATAACTGCTTCGCATCGTTCCAATGACGTATATTTCCTGCTACGATGAAGCAATTCGTGATAACAAGTTGAATAAAGATCAAAGTTCTGATAATAGCAACGAAGTCTGCTTCTCGATCTGAGTTACCAGACTTGTCTCCAAGTGCTTTTGCCCAGACTCGCCACAGTTTTCTCATTCTTCTTCAGTGTCCTCCTCTAATGTGAAAGTTCTAAAGACTAAGAGTTCTTCTCCGTCCTTAACATCTTCCATCTCTGGATGTATATCATACGTTCTTTTAATTGGTTTGTCAAGTTCTCTTAAAGTGGCAGTCATAGTAGTCCACATAAAAGCAATGGCTGCTCCACAGGTTGCTGCGAAACAGACCAAATACAATCCAACTGTTACTTCATTCATTCTTTTTTAACTGAGGCCATTTCTTGTAGTACTCTTCAGCATCAAATGGTACGTGGTCAGGATGGTGACTACTATTGATAGAAGGTTCCCAAGGTTTCTTACTTCTATTATGTATGGTAATAAACCTATCTGCTGCGAACGTCCCTGCTACGGAGATCTCTATCTCGTCTCCATCTTTCCAGTTCACGGTGCCATCTTTCTTCGTGTGCTCCATTGCTATCTGGATTTCTTCGATCATCTTTTGCGTCAATCGCATTCAGTAGTTCCTCAAATTCTTCATCAGTTAATAAGTCTAGGTTCATTTCTTAAACACACCTAGTTTTGCTAGAAGATAGACTCCTAGTACAGTCCAGAATACTATTTCTAATCCGATGTTATTCATGGTTGTGTCTTGGGTTATCTATTTCTCTAGTAGATATGAAAGTCTCTCCATCCCTATGACCGTGAGCAATTCCAAGATCATGCATTCTGGCATGCTCTTTGATCTGGTCTTTGAGATCCTTACCACCTCTACCAAAGGTATTATACAGTCCATACCCTATAGCTGTCAAGAGTACAACTCCGATGAATACCAAGAATGCTGCTCCTCCCTGTAAGTGACCTATAGGTATGATGTAAGCTTTACAAGTCATTGGATCAAACTTCTGCCAAGTACCTGGTAGAGTATACACTGGGGGGCATGCTGAGAATAATGTCATGTTACTGATGATATGATGGTTTATAATTGGTGGGCATGGACACTCCGAATTTCTCACAGTATCTCTTGATCTCTGCTTCTGCCTGTTTATAGACACTAGAGAGATCTATGTCTTCCCTCAATCCGTGGGCGATCTGGTCGACCTGTGCTTCGGTCAAACAATGATCTGGATGTAGAACATCACAGACAGGTATCATATGCTCAACCAGTTCGTTGAGGTTAATCCTTATCTCATAATCTTTATAAACTGCCATGGGGGTTTTTACCTGAGAAAAAATTTTTAAATATTTTTAAAACGCACGTACCCACTTTTGTAGGTTAGAGCGATGGGACTCTTTTATAATAGGGGTACCCGCCCCGAAGGGC